TTTGAAAAGTCTAAAGGCATTGCTATACCTTCAGGGGTAGGCTTCCATTCCTCATCGAAGTCCATATAATACTTGCGTAAGTGTATGTACTCGACACCTCGAAAAGTATTGACAGTTAGTCGTACCTGTACTTCTCGTACCTCGTCATAGTGAATAACTCTAGAGTAAGCTTCTGGAGCTTGATGTAAGTCCATTATCGTTTACTCTCATTCTTGAGTATCGAAGCTAACGGAACTACACTAGAGACATTGCTTGGTCGCAGTAAGCGATAAGAATCAGTATCCCAACAAAAGAAAAGAATCGTGTCATCAGTTTCCTTAGCACGATTCTTCTTTTTTTGAATGTAAGGTGTTGTAAAGTCTAAAGTACATACATTGTACTTCAACTTCTTAGAGTGCTCACTACGGTATGTAATGATAGCATCCCCATAATCGTGCACTATCCGTGCAAGTTCTTGCTTTTTCACTATGATTTCCTTCTGTAGTAGTTAGCAATTTTTATTGCTAGTTTACTTACTTGAAGGTGGTTTATAGTAGATGCAAAAAAGCCCTTACTATTTCTAGTAAAGGCAAAGAGTTACTAGCCTTCGTTAGATAGGAGGCCTGTAATGTATTGTGCTGCTTTGCCAGTCAACTTAGAGATAATCTCTTCGTCAGCTACCTTGCCAGCATCTGTTATAGCCGCTGTTAGGGCTTCTTGTGCTGCTACCTTGGAAACGCGAGTGGTTCCTGAGGCTGCACCTGTGGAGGCTTTTGCGGCTGGAGTCTTTTTAACATAAACTCCTGCTTTTGTAAGAATCATACGAACACCATTAGGTGACTCATCTAATTCCTCTGCAATATCCTTAACTATCTCCATGCTCGTTTCAGGGGTGGGTTCAGCTTCTTCGTACATTGTTACTGCTTGTGCTTTCTTATCGTCATCCCAAGACATACTTCTTTTCCTTTTGTTAGGGTTTTTATTGCCTGGACAGTCGCCCAGTGTGTTGAGTTGTTGAGTATAAAATCTATCGCCCATATATTCCTCGACTTCAGAAAAGATATTATACGTCAGAAACCACCATGTTGTCAAGAATTATTTTTGTAGTGCTTGTTTTAATTTACTAAAACTCTTTTGAGTTTGTCTATAGCCTCACTTACAGGCAACCAATTATTATTCCAGCTATGCACGGCCTGACGTAACATCTTAGCCTTTTCATGTACTATATCAAAGCCTGCTTTTCTAAGCCTATCATTCTCAGCCTCGTTAAAGTCTCCACGCTGATGCTCACACCCTACACAACGCGATCTAATAGATAGCTCATATACATCTTTGCCGCACTGATAACACTCTGTTTTTACATCTTCACTCATACTAACTCCGCCAATGCTGTTGCTAAATCTATATGTGCCATGCCTACGCCTGCTCCTACAGTAGCTCTATATGCCATTACTTCTCTTGCTGCCTCTGCTACCTTACGTAGCTTGACATTCTCTTTCTCCAGCTGTACCTCTCTAATGCTGCGCCAGGGTTGATATAAAGACGAACAATCACACGCCCCATATGCGCCACAGCTACATCTAGCTACTTCAAAGTGTTCATCAGTCATCTTTTGCATCCTCCAATGCTGCCTTAAATTTTTCCGCTATATCAGTATAGTTTGCTAACATTGAGAAGCCGTCCATGCCTTGTCCTTGATTGGCAAAGGAAGATTCTGCATTGCTATAGATTTTAACCATAGACTTTCCTAGGTCACGCAACTTCTCGTCATAGCTAGTGAATGTTCTTACACCATCTAGCTCAACCCAGTCAACAGACCTGCCCATCATCTTCCGTAGCATGACGTTCTCACTAGAATGTTGATCGGCACGAAGCTCTGCCATTTTCGCAAAGTTTGTCATTTGCTCTAAGTCTTCTTCGAGTTCCATAATCCTTACTTGAGGACACTGAGGTTTTTTAGTCATCATGTTGTTTACCACACTTAGAACATTCAAAACCGTTCTCGTAGAAAAACTCTACGCCTCTAACGTACTCCCATTTGTGAAAACAGAAAATCTCTTTAATTTTTTGCATAAACCCTTTCAACTTAATTCTCCTTTATTTCTTGAAGATATTATACGCTTTTTAACTTCTCTTGTCAAGGACTTTTTCTGTTTTGATATGAGATGCTTCCTGTTTCTCTCCACATAATGGGCAGAAGAACTGAAGGTTTAAATCTATATCATCCATAGTTGCGTAAGTCCAAGGCATTTTGCAGAACCCACAGGTCATATGCCACAAAATCTCTTTAGTTACTTCTAGCATTCTTACTTCTTATATCTTTTATAGCAGATTTAATAGCATCTTCTGCTAGAACGCTACAGTGTATCTTTACTGGAGGTAAGGCTAACTCTTCTACTATCTCTCTGTTTGATATAGTACTTGCCTCATCCAATGATTTACCCATCACCCACTCTGTAAGTAAGCTACTAGAGGCTATGGCAGAGCCACAACCGTAAGTTTTAAACTTAGCATCAGTAATGATGTCGTCCTCTACCTTAATGGTTAGAAGCATCACATCTCCACAGGCGGGTGCACCTACCATTCCAACTCCTACATTAGGGTCGTTCTTATCTAAAGTACCCACATTGCGTGGGTTCTCATAGTGATCTAATACTTGCTTGCTATATGCCATACTATTCTCCTACGTGGAAGCTCTCTCCGCACCCACACTCGCCTGTTACGTTAGGGTTTACAAATTTAAAACCTTCGCTAAGACCTTCGTATACATACTCTAAAACTGAACCCGTTAAATAAACCATGCTCTTTTCATCAATTACTATAGTTACACCTTGATCGTGTATAACTGTATCCTCATACTCTACATCATATGAGTATTCTAATACATATGCGAGTCCAGTGCATCCTACTGTTTTTACGCCTACTCTAATACCTACGCAGTCTGGCTTTGCTGCCAGTTTGTTGCGTAGGGGTTCGTATGCTGAATCTCCTATAGTTATCATAATTTTTCCAAATTTACGCCATACTGCTTCAAGTGTTGTAGCTTACCCAGTTCATATGCTGGGGCATAGGCACTAAAGCCTCCTGCTACTACATGAGAAAAGAATGTGTCTTCGCTGTCTACATTCTGTACTATGTAAATAGCATAGCAGGGACAGCCATATTTTGCATCATAATCAAAGTTACCCATACCACTTTTACTAGCAAGCCATTCGGGTGTTAATTCTTCCTGAACTATTACTGTACCATGATAGGTTGCAGACCACGCTATCTCCCCGTAGGCGAAGTCTTCTGCTACGCACTCATCGGGGAAATAATTAGGTATTAATCGTTCTTCTTTGTTGTTTGGTCTTTGTGGGACTCCAACTTTCTCAAGAATTGCTCGTACAAACCCAGCTGAGCGAAATAGACGTTTAGAGATGTCTGTAATAGTATCTCCTTCGAGGAAACTTGTACATGCTTCAGATATTTCTGCATCAGTGGCTGGACGACCCCGTAGAGATGACTTACGCTTTTTGGTATATGCTTTTTGTTCATCATGTTCCTCTATAATCTTACTTAGCCTAGTAGTATTATAAGATATATTTAGTATATCACAGGCTTCTTTCTTAGTTATAGCTTTACTGGCAGAGGTTTCTATAGTCTGGGGGCCTAGCTTCAACAGTAGCTTTACTTTCTCTATGTTGTGCGGTGACAGGTTTTCTCCTGACTTTTTCTTCACTGTTCTTGCCATATTCTAGCTCCAATAATAGTTCGCAATAGTGTATAACTTTCTGTATATCTTCTGCACCATTCTTTTGTGAGTGCCTAGTGATATACTTTACTACGTTTCCTTCGATATAACCTAAGTTATTCGCATGAATATACTCGATAGGTTGTATCTTTAAATCTTTATAGTGCTTGCCACCTTCCTGTTTATCCAGTGCTTTCATGTACAAACTCCTTTATCATAGGAAATACGGGGTTAATTGCAACTGCGCAAGCTCTCGCTATATCCATGTGTTCCTGCTGTGTACCTTCTGTAGTACGCACATCAATATAGTGCATCCATGAGCGTACTGTGCCATTCATATACATTCTAGTCTTTGTTAAGCCCTCTGGCATAACAGCTCTAGCCTGTTCTTTAGCTATACCATTCTCTATAGCCCAATTATAGGCAGTAGAAGCTGCAGCAATAACTTTCTTTTGTTGTTGAATCCAATGAGCTTCTAGTAGAGTATCATTAGTTTTTATACTGTTCTGACGATTTGCTGGGTCTTGTAACCGCCCCTCTCTAAGTTCAAAGGGGTATCCCATATCTTCTGGTCGAGCGTATCGTTGACTAAACTCCTGAAAAGAGAATGAACGATGCCGTAGTATCTGCTTCGCAATGTCACGAGTCGTGTTAATCTCTAGTGTAATAGAACACATCTCAAAAGGACTCCAGTGCCTATGTTTCATTAGGTATTTTACTAACTTCTCGGAGGTTTCTGTATTATTCTGGTTACTAGGATTAGATACCCGTGCCATCATTGCAATATCTTCAAGCAAGTCAACACCTGACCTGCATATTAGTTTTACTTCACTCATTTAATTATCCTTTTAATATTAGGGTATATTATACTAAAGTTGAGGATAATTGTCAAGAACTATTTTACTGTCATTTTATTGTCCTGAGATTCGGTTGTCATAGTCGGCTAGTTCTTCGTCCCACCAGTGTGGCTTGTCTCTATACTTCCACGAAGCAAACGTAGCTTTGTCGAGCATATAGAAATTGCGATAAGACTGTATAGGGTTATCATCGTCTTTTAACTCCTCTGTCATTGCCAGGGCAAACTGAGTGAAGCCGGGGTCTTCCATGTGTTTAGGTTCTGGCAAAGCATAGAGCATTGCTAGACTCTTGTGATTACTACCATAACGATAGTGTGCCTCACTACCGAGAGCAAATGCATAGCAGTTTGTCCAGTAGTAGTTTTCTAGAGAAGAACGCACCCATACACAGCTAGGATGATTCTGCATTGTAGGTAGGTATGGAAAAATACGATCTTCCATAGCTAACTCTTTCTGTTCTTTACGGACAGTCTGAAGAACCTTGTTCTCTTCCTTTGTAATCGGACGAGGTACAAAACCGAATAGATGATCTACCCAGAGATTTGTATTGATAAGCTGTGCTGCTTCGAGTATCATCTTGTTGACGTGTTTATCAACGTGGTACTCTGCAGATTTGTCAAGGTCTTTGTCGAGGTAAAAAAGGTTGATTGTAGTTCTCCCGTAAATTGAATGAATATTATACTAGAGTTGGGGATAATTGTCAAGAACTATTCTTTATCCTGTACGTCAACTGCTGTATCATTTGTTGTTACATTTCTGTAATATACTATAACTTCTCCGAGCTGATTGATATATCTTTTCAGCTCTTGTGTGTTATAAGACATTAGCTCATAATCATCCATACTCATTGCGGTAAATACTAGATCGCCACCATGTTTCTTTTTGATGTCGTCTACAAACTTATCGAAATAGGTATAGCCTTCTGGGTACTGATCTTCTCTACCTAACTTACAGTTCGGCTTCTTAGTTTCAGGGTCTTTTAGACACGCTTCTATTATTTTTGAGTCAGACACTATGTACCACCTAGGTTCTTTCAAACTTAGGGGTCTTGGCATTATGGGTTGTGTTATTTTTATTTGTACAGGCTTGGTGATTATCCGAACCTCTCTAGGTTCAGGTGTTTTCGAGAATAAGCTACAACCATTAATCGTTAAAAGAATAAATGCGCTTACTAATATCTTCGATTTCATTGAATACTGCCTCCGTACTTGCGTTTACCCGCTTCTCTATCAGCCCGGGCTTAGCACTAGCCAGTTTAGATATGTTATGTCTACGAAAGATGTCCAAGTAGTCTGCCATTTCAGTTTCATACTGTTGATTATTAAGCTGCAGAACTGCATTAGCTTGGGTAGTCTTTTCCATGTTTTCTTGGATTGCAGCAATGGCTGCCTGCTGTTCCTGATCACGAAGGTCTTGAGCTATCATTACATTAGCTTGCTCTTCTAGTTTGTTTTTCATAGGTATGACACTATACTGGTAATACATATAACCAGTGATACCCATAGCTGTAATAATCCCTAACAGTATCTTAGACATTTTCCATTCTTACCATTAAGCGTTCTGCACGTCTACCTACTTGCCGATACCAAACAGAATCTCTGCCTTCTATACCTGCTCGCTTCCAGTCCTGTGCATCTAACGCTTTCTTGAAGTTCTTGAACTTACTAAGTCTAGGTCGTCCGAGATTAAATAGCATGTTTACTAGTATCTCTTGCGCCTCTCCTGGGAAGGTTTCCCACATATCATAGAGTACCTTACACTCACTGATTGCAATATCCAAATCCGCTTGGAACGCTTCTGTAACCCTCTCTTCGGATACAGGAGTAGCAACAGCTAAGCCGTACTCAGGGTCTTTTTCTAAGATTAAATGTCCAATGCCAAAAGTAGCATAGCCTAAATGATCTAAGTAGACTGCATTTACTATACCTTCATCAATTGCTAACTGTGTTTGTACTCGGCTTCTATTCATAAGTAGTTTCCTTACTATTACTGTGCTTGACGTATCCAGACTTCATTGCCTTTTTACGGTCAGCCATAACTATAGCCTTATTGTATTTACGACAATACTTAGCCACGGGATTCCTGTTTTTAAATGTCCTTTTCATAACCTTAACCTGGTACTGTACTAGCGTATATTGTTAAGAATGGTACAGCTAAACAGCTTAATGTTGTAACCGCGTTACATAAATAACATACGGCTTTTTCTCTCTTTTTCAATTTCTTCTCCTTTATTTCTTTACCTTTATGACATACTGCCATAGAAGTAGCTTTTATACTGCTCAATTATAGGTCTAAAATCATCCCACCCACCTATATGCTCTCCATCCACAACTATCTGTGGCACTGTTTTAGCATAAGGGAAATGGGAGCTAAAGTCCTCTGGTTCAAAATCAGTATGCAGTTTAACTACTTCATACTCAAAGCCCGTGAAATCTGTAGGAACTTCCTCGCAAGCTGCAATAGCTTGCTCACAGAAACTACAGTTATCCATAGACCAAATCTTTACTTTCACAGTACGCCTCTGCGTACCAGTTCATTACTCCACTTCTGCTTATCTTTTGGCCTAACATTAGTACTGTTTATAGCCGCTTGAATTTCTTCTGTAGGCGTAGATCGGAGATAGAAGTTCTGTGTTCTATACTTCTTAGCTTGACGATCTACTAGTATCTTTGCTGTTGGTTTAAACTTGGTTGGCATTTTACTTCTCCCGATTAATTTATGTTTAGTCTTCTTCTAGCTCTAGCAAACCTATGTCTACTAGATGTTCTATGGCACACTCTATACCTTCCTGTCTACCTAGTGCATGACATGTTAGTCCAGCCCCTATAGTGCAGAATGCGAATATAGCAAACTCCATTAACATAGTACTTTCTCCTTAAAGCTCTTTCTCAACTTTTGAAAATATATTATACGCAGAAATAAGTAGTGAGTCAAGACTTAAATACGTTTTTCTATAAATAGTTTCTAGTTCAATATCAGGGATTATATCAATATTTAACATAAATGTCAAGAATAATTTTTGGTTTGGCACATAGCAATTATAAAGATATTTCTTGACAATCAATTCGGTTTTTAGTATAATAGCTCCATGAAAATATATAAGAACAAGCCGTGGACGACTGAGGAACGAAAACTTCTCGCACTCCATTATTTTAACACTGATATAGATACGATGCTAGAGCTGCTTCCTGATAGGTCGCTGCAAGCTATTCGTAGCCAAGTGTCTTATCTGAGAAAGAGGGGGTACAGATTTAAATGATTATACTATCACCATTAGAAATAGGCGTATTATTTGCATTTGGAATACTTCTGGTAATACATTTTTATAGGGATGGACAATGAAGATTACAGTTAGAAACGGAAAAGTGGATAATGCACTAAGATTATTCAGAAAGAAAGTAATAGAGAGTAATGTGCTCTTTGACTACAACGAGAAGCAGCACCACGAGAAGAAGACAACTAAGCGACAGCGTAAGCTAGCTGCGGCTAAAGCAAGAGAACGTAAGCGTCAGGGTGCAACATCCCCTAAGAGGCTGTTTTAGTTCTTGACAACCTGCTGAATAGGGTGTATAATAGTTTCATAAATTGGAGAAAGTATTATGATGAGAATTTGGACTACCGGCGATTGCGCGAAGCAGTACCAAGCGTTTATTGATGAATGCGTAAATGCTCTGTTTAACACAGATGCTACCTATGATATTGAGATTAACCTGCGTGACTTTATTGATAATGATGAGGTTGCTGAAGGTACTCAAGGGGTTTGCACAGGAGACAGACGTATTTCTACCATAGAAGTGGCAACTCGCTCTCTCTATGAGTGTGGAGAAGAATATTCTTTCCAGCCTTTCGAAGTAGCAAGTACTATAGCTCACGAGCTTACTCATGCTAGACAGTTCCACAAGGGACAGATCAACATGATGAATATGGTTTGGAAAGCTAATGGTGTTTTTGTAAACTGCACAGACTTAGATTATGCAGACCAGCCTTGGGAAGTTGAGGCTTACGCATACGAAGCTATACTGTCAGACATATTTTGGAACAACAACGTATGACCCCTCAGGAAATTAGTGACTATAAAAGAAAATGGTTTCTTGAGGGTATCTATTTTAAAGCAGATACTCATACGGATGTAAGAAATGAATGCAAAGAATGGTGTAAGCTAAACTGTTTTAAACAGGAATGGCAACTAAAGTTTTATACTGAAGTATACCAAGATACCTTTGCATTTCACTGTTGTGGTGACTACATAGAGTTTAAAGAGTGGTATCACAACGCTTTTCCTTGGAGTTGTTAGATGAGATTCAGGACATATGGTATATTGAAGATGATTTGGAAGGTCTGGGCTAAGAGCTTAGGCGAAAAGGTAGGAGATACGGATCGTCAAGCGAATAGTGTCGCAGTGGTTCGTACTATCTGGTGGCTTACACATATGGCTACCTGTTGGTTTATTATATTGAATGCAATAGCCAATCATGGCTGGGGGTTAATAGGATGAGTAATTACTATCCAGATAGTTGGGTCGTTATTAAGGTTAAAGAGACGGGGTTGTATAAAGTCCTCGCAGGGTGGAGTGGTGGTTACACTACTGGAGACAGTTGGAGAATAAATAGTGGTATTCAGTTTGTAGAAGACGACGAGATAAACTGGTTGTTCCACGGAGCTAGTGGAAGCTGCTACGTGTGCTCAAAGACAGGCTATGCTATGCGTATGAGTATAAGTGGTATCTACAATCAAATAAAAGATAAGGTTGAATTATTGGACGAAGACACAGACTGGATGAGTGTTGATTATGAGACCTGAGAAAGTAGCATATAGTATGATAGAAGTCTTTTCCAGTATAACTATCATAGGCGGAATTATTCTAGCTATAACGATAATGCTTTAAATAGTTCTTGACAACATACCCGCTTTTTAGTATAATATATTCTTAGAAATTGGAGAAAGAGATGATAGAGTATAGCACCAATCAGATGGGGCCTTACCATATGGGCTGGTACGAAAAGAACAAAGTACCAATGATTACAGAGACACACATCAGAGGAGATAAGATGTTTCCAGAAAAAGCTGGAGAACCTTATACCTATGAGAGACCTTCTGTGTCTTATGCTACGGGACGTATTGATATTTATGGACTAGAAGGAGAGGAATATTACTGTGGCCGCCATGAGTATGGTGTGGATGTAATGACACAGAAGTCTTGGTATCTACTAACCGAGTACCTAGAAGATTTTAGAAGCCCTGAGCTAGTACCTTACAAAGAGCTACTAGAAGGATTTGAAACAGAGACTGGATATACAATAGAGTGGTTTAAATATGAAAATAATTAAGAGCGAGATGAGAACACCTGATGGTACTATCCTGCGGTCTAGGAATAGACATGACTACGTTACGCATATGGATAAGAATGGTAAAGAATACATGCTTGATGGAGGTCTTGACTATGTTCGTTCTAGTGCAAACGGTGATGAAGAATTTCTAACAGTGACTACAGATAGTACTCACGATGAGATTCGTGAAGCAGTGCTTTGGGGTACTTATGGTAAGGAAGGTGACCAACCTTTGTCCTTTATCAAATTACTTGATATGGAGACAGCGCACATTCAAGCAGTAATACAGACTGTGCAAGGTATCTACCCTCAGTATAGAGAAGCAATGATAAATGAACTAGAATTTAGAGGGATTTACAATGAGAGTTAAAATAGGCACCTATCCTACACACCGATTCTACCATAACTGGTTGTACAATGCGTTTGGTTGTAGAAATGATCCTAAGGTTAGTGTTCGCATTGACCCGTGGGATACATGGTCTATGGACTCCACACTTGCACACATCGTTGTGCCAATGCTGGAGCAGCTTCGTGCTACTACACATGGCGGGCCTTTTGTAGACTATGATGACCGTCCAGCTAATTTGATTGGTACTGTGCCAGATAGAGAGAATGGAGATGTTGACGAGTTTCACTTCGATGCATGGGACTGGGTTATGGGAGAGATGTTGTTTGCACACAAAAGCAAGGACGAAGACTGGGAAGAGCAGTTTTCCTCTGGTGTATTTGATGTTGTCTGGAAAGATTTACCTGATGGCTATAGTGAAATGACCAAAGGCCCAAAGGATACATTTGAAATAGATTGGGAAGGACGTAAAGCATATCAAGCAAGGATTACTAATGGCTTCCGTTTATTTGGGAAGTACTATGAAAACTTGTGGGACTAAATGGCGTATCAAAAGTAGAACTTATGGTATTACAGATCAAGTACATGTATTACAGAAACGCCTCTTCGGGTTTCTGTGGTGGTACACTCCTAAGAACTTTGATGGGACAAATACTGGGTCGTACTATCATTACAACGATGCTGTCGCAGCATACAATAGGAGAATAAAATGAGTTTAAAAGAGTCTTTTAAGCAGTTGGAGGATGTTTGTCATCCTCAGACTAATGTAGGATTTAGCTGGAGTGCTAAAGATATAGGCTTTGGTGAGTTTGTCTTTATATGGAATGATAAAAAGAACCGCTTAGACATACACACTGAGACAATGAGCAAAGAGTTTATTAAACGTATGCTTTGTCAGATGGTTGATGAAGCAACGGATATAGGCTAAAATATTAGGGGTTAGGTTAATCGGTTAAACTATGGGGTTGTGACCCCCGTGATCTGCGTTCGATTCGCAGACCCCTGACCACTTAAAAAAGTTCTTGACAATGTACCCATAGTTTAGTATAATAGCTTCTTAGAAATGG